CTGATTATGAAATCTCTCAAGACACCCCTTAGATATCCTGGCGGAAAGTCTCGTGCAGTGACCAAGATGCTGCAGTTTCTTCCCGACCTTTCTAAATATCGTGAGTACAGAGAACCTTTTCTTGGTGGCGGATCTTTTGCAATCTGGATGACTCAGAGGTATCCTGACATGGATATCTGGGTGAATGATTTGTACGAACCTCTGGTAAATTTTTGGCAGCAGGTTCAAGATAATGGTAGGAAAATGCGCGATGAGTTGGTTCAACTTAAATATCGGCACTGTGATCCAGCATCTGCTAAAGTATTGTTCTTAGAGTCTAAGGAGTACCTTAATAATGGAACCAAGAAAACTGAACCCTTTTACCGTGCCGTTAGTTTTTACATTATTAACAAGTGCTCTTTTTCTGGTCTCACTGAGTCCTCATCCTTTAGTGCCCAGGCATCTGATTCAAACTTCTCGATGCGCGGAATAGATAAACTGATGGGTTATCAGGAGATTATCAAAGACTGGAAGATTACCAATCAGTCCTATGAAGATCTAATGACTGATGATAAAGCAGTATTTACTTATCTTGATCCTCCTTACGACATTAAGGATAACCTCTATGGGCGCAAAGGATCAATGCATAAAGGATTTGATCACGATAAGTTTGCTGCTGATTGCGATTGTTTTGTTGGTCCAATGATGGTCTCATATAACTCTGCCCAGTTAGTTAAAGATCGCTTTGAGGGATGGAACGCTCAGGAGTATGATCTGACATACACAATGCGTTCAGTGGGTGATTACATGAAAAACCAACAAGACCGTAAAGAACTATTATTGATGAATTATGAAATGTGAAGTTAAACTCTACAAAGCAGGCACCGTTTTTTCTGAAGAGGTGATCGCTGTTGACTATCAAGATGCCCGTAAGGTTGCCCTTGCTCGCAATCCTGGTGCCCAAGTTCTCAGTGTTAATGTTAAAATGAAATGATGGAACTCAAAGACTGGTTGAACTCTATTAACTTTAGTAAGGATGACCTTCTGGAAGAGGATCCTTCTGCCATTAAGAAGTATCCTCCGTTCATTGTGAACAAGTGTCTGTCTGGACACATCGACTCTATCATGTTCGCGAATGAGATGAACAAGAGTCATTTTCTAGACAAGGACATGCAGTATAAGTTTCTGCTTAACAGTCTTCGTAAGAAGCGTAGGTTCTCTCCCTGGTTAAAGAAGGAAAAGATTTCCGACCTAGATGCCATCAAAAAATACTATAGATATAGTGATGAGAAAGCGCAGCAAACTCTTAGGATTCTGACTAAGGAACAGATCGCTTACATCAAAAAGAAAATGGACACGGGTGGCATGAAATGAGAGTTCTAAGTATTGACTTGGACTATATTTGCGAACCAGCGATTAATCATAACAAAATTGATGAGATCCGTGAGGAAAATTATGACCAATGGCCAGTCTTAAAATGGTGGCAGTTGTTTAATGATTTTCCTGGAGAGTTCAGGCATGACATCAATATAGAATATTTTCATTACTGTCTTCGTGTCTATCTTAGGGCACTTAGAAACTGTAGAGAAGTTTATTTTGGTTATGATCATGACAACATTCTTTATGGATTAGAGGGACATACCGATATCGATATTGTTAATATTGATCATCATGATGATGTTTTCTCTGGAGTGTTTCGTATATCAGATGAGGATGAATCTGGAGATATAAACTCTACCTATGAGCGTAAACTTCTTGAGTGTTACGACAGAGTGATGGAGGGTAATTGGTCTCTGTGGTTACATACTAAAGGTAGACTGTCATCATATACTTGGATTGGTGATGATAAAAGTGAAAATATAGATCACATTCAGTATGCTGAGAAGCATCTTCCCAATTTCACATACTCCACCATGGAGAGATATGATTGGAAAGATAATTATGAATTTGATCAGATCTTTATCTGCCTGTCTCCGTCATATATCCCACCATTGCAGTGGCATATGTTCGGAACATTTATGACTATCTACGAAGAGATTACTGGTAAAAAGATTAACAAGAAGGATCTCCACAAAAAATATGAACTCGAATATTATTATCATGGATGTACCGAATACATCACTAAAGGCACTGGTATTGGAGAAGGTCCGTCTGCTCCAAGAATTATTTACTAAATAATAAAAACATTTTGCTTAATTGAGATGAGCGTCGTTGTTGAACCCACGGTGAACTGGTCTGCCGATCAGATGGTAGAAGTTGCACTAAGCGAGCCTGATGATTTCCTGAAGGTGCGAGAAACACTTACGAGGATCGGAGTCGCATCCCGTAAAGAAAAGAAACTGTATCAATCTTGCCACATCCTTCATAAGCAGGGTCGTTACTATATCGTACATTTTAAAGAACTCTTCGCCCTTGATGGCAAGAGAGCAAACCTTACTGTGAACGATGTCCAGCGTCGCAATCGCATTTCTCAACTCCTTGCTGACTGGGGTTTGATCAGGGTCATTAATGCGGATCAGATCTCTGACATCGCCCCTCTGAACCAAATCAAGGTCCTTTCTTACAAGGATAAAGGAGATTGGATTCTTGAGACTAAGTATAATATTGGTAGAAAGAAACCTGAAGGTGAGGAGACCGTATAAATAGTTCGTCGCCATTTCGTGCGCGACTCTATACATACGGAATATACGCTACTCTATGGGGGGTTTACCGACCCCCCTTTTTAATGCAAACTATTATAATTAGTAGTGTACGCCGAAAGGGTACACACAATCAAATCTCGCTTTAAAAGGAGAAGTACAGATGACTAACGCATTAGCGCGGTATCATGTTGCGAACATGGAGCAGTTGCTCGATAAGCTGAATCGCAACAGCATTGGTATGGAAGATTATTTCGACCGTATCTTTAATAGGTTGCACGAAACAACTTCTAATTATCCCCCATATAATCTGGTCAATGTCAGTGCAGTAGAATGTAAGCTAGAAGTCGCCCTGGCAGGATTTAAGAAAAAAGAGGTGTTTGTCTACACGCAGGACGGCAAACTCTTTGTGGAAGGTCAGAAGGAGGACAAAGAGACCGATACAGACTACGCCCATAAAGGACTGGCGCAGAGGTCCTTCACGCGGGTCTGGACGCTCTCGGATGACACAGAGGTTAGGGATGTAACCTTTGAAGATGGTCTCCTGACTGTGACGCTAGGGAAGATAGTACCAGAGGCGCACAAGCGTAAGGACTGGTTCTAAATAGCGGGGGGTTGATCACCCCCCTTTTTTGTGGTAAAATGACTTCAGGTAAGTTCCAACTATGTCGATTAAGATTGCAATCCTGAGTGACGGCACTCAGTTGATCTCTGATATCAAAGAGATTCATGACCCAGAGAGTAAACAGTATCAATATCTGTTCAAAAAACCATATCAGGTAACTTATATCCCAGAGATGACCCTGACCGAAGAGGCAGGTGCTCACAACTCTACTCTGAAGAAAGTCGGTCTTCAGACATGGATTGATGTGGTGAAAGATACAGATCATTTGGTTAATCCTGCGACGGTTGTTACCATTGCAGAACCAATTTCCGACCTAAAATCTATGTATGAGGAACTTCTCAATGAACCCAATAGTTAAACTTATCGTCTTTAAGGGTGATTATAAGGTTTTGATTGCAAAAATTCGCGAAGTTGGAGCAGAAATTGGCGAACCAGACTGCGAATTGACTGATCCAGTTGAGTTCATTCATCCCGAAGATACTACGAAGGATTGGAAACAGAGACTTCGTAGATGGCCAGGTAGACATCTGACCGCTCAGAACCAGTGTCGTATCTCTTCCGATGCTATACTGACACTTGTAGATCCAGAGGTGGAACTTCTGGAAGTTTATAATGAATTGATTGCCAAAAACTGAGTTTTTTAATGAAGTTCTATACTAATGTGCAAATGATCGGGGATAATTTCCTCGTTCGTGGTTATGATCGTGGCGAGTATTTCCAGTTCCGTGAGAAATATTCGCCTACTTTATTTGTTCCCTCGGGCAAACCTACAAATTATAGGACTTTGGAAGGCGATTATGTAGAGGCAATCAAACCTGGATCTGTTCGCGAGTGTAGAGAGTTCATCAAAAAATATGATGGCGTAAACAACTTTAAGATCTACGGTAACGAAAGGTTTATCTATCAATACATCTCGGACAAGTATCCAGAAGACGAGATTAAGTTTGATATTAGTAAGATTCGCCTCTATACAATCGATATTGAGACTCGTTCAGAGAACGGATTCCCTGATGTTGAGTCTGCTGACCAGGAAATTCTGCTAATTACTATTCAAGATAGTGCCACCAAGGAGATTATTACTTGGGGTCAGGGTCCATTTAAGGTCCATAAAGACAATCTGCGGTACATTGAGTTCAATAATGAGCGTGATCTGCTGAACAGTTTCATTCAGTGGTGGATGGATCATACTCCAGATATTATTACTGGATGGAACATTCAACTGTTCGACATGCCGTTCATTGCCAAGCGTTTGGACCGTGTTCTGGGCGAAAAACTTGCTAAGAGACTGTCTCCCTGGGGTTTGGTTACTCAGAAAGAGGTCTTTATCAAGGGTAAGAAGCAGGTTTTCTATGACATTGGCGGCATTACTCAACTAGATTATCTCGATCTGTATAAGAAATTCACTTATACTAACCAGGAATCATATCGTCTTGACCACATTGCCAATGTAGAACTTGGTCAGAAGAAACTCGATCACTCTGAGTTTGATACCTTCCAAGATTTCTATACTAATGGATGGAAAAAGTTTGTAGAGTATAACATCATCGATGTGGAGCTCGTAGACCGTCTTGAAGACAAGATGAAGTTGATCGAGCTCGCCCTGACTATGGCATATGACGCCAAAGTGAACTATAATGATGTCTTCTATCAGGTGCGGATGTGGGATACCATCATCTACAACTACCTGAAGAAGAAAAACATTGTTATTCCTCCTAAGGAGCAGAC